AAAAATCGGATGGCTCTTTGTGGTTTCTCCTATCTTCCACTAAGAAGACTTATCTCTGCTGCAAGGGGCCGTTCGACTCTCCCGAAGAAAGGGATCAAGCAATCATCAATGAGGTGAAGAAGCGTGACAGAAACTAAGAGATGTAGCGGGTATAAAGGTGAGTGGGCTTGTGATGACCCTGATCACATGGTTACGGTTGATAGATTTTCAATTTGTAGGTCTAGTACAGATGGTTTGCAGGGGATGTGTAAGGATTGTGATAAAATTCGTGATAATAAGCGAGACCCTATTCGTAATGCTAGAATATCTGCTGCTGAAAAATTGGTTGGCTCACAAAAATCATTTAGGTCTATGACTAAGGCTGGGCGTGACGATATTTATTCCCAGTTAGATAAAAATGTAGTAGATATTAAACCTAAGTTAAAATCTGAATTCGGACAGTCAACGCCAATGACCAAGCGGGAAACTGTCAAGGTCGTTGGGGAAACAGTGCCGGAAGGTTGGGTATATGTTGTCCGTAATCCAGATGTGCCTTGGGTTCTTAAGATTGGTAAGACCTTCCCTGATGGTGCGCCTGACATTATGTCTAGTGCTAGAAGATTTGGTAGGGCGGAACTGGTGGGTAAATTCTGGTTTGAAGAAGCGTACAGGGCAGAGCAATCGATACACGCCCTGTTAAACCATTGTAATCTCAGGACATTAGGGTATACTGACTGCGGAAAGGAACTATTCAAATGCACAATAGAAGAGGCTATGGATGCAATCACTAAAGTTCAATCAGGAAATGATAGACCAAGCATCGCTGTGGGCGAATGATCTTGGGGGAATTAAGAATTCAATAACAAGAGGGGATGGCAACTTTGCCGGCAGGATGGGTGAACTCGCACTAGCGAAGCACCTAGGACTGGAGGTATCCGATCGTAAAGATTACGATATGATATTTGATGGTAAGAAAATTGAGGTGAAGACTAAGAGGCGATCAGTGAAACCGAAGCCAGATTATGTGGTGAATGTTGCGGCTACCAGCGAACATCAAAGGCCGGACATCTATGCATTCGTCAGCCTGCAATACGCAGACAGGGATAGTGGCGCAAATTACACAGGTCTGGAACACATATGGTTGTGTGGCTACAAAGATGCTAATCAGTTTTGGGAGGAGTGTGAGTTCTGGCCTAAAGGATTCCCTGATCCAGTGATGCCATCATGGAAGAGCCATGTAGATATGCACGTCATGCATATAAAAAATCTCGATGAGAGATTATAGCAACTGGAAAGAACAGTACGAAAAAGATCAAGCGCACCGCCGGCTATGTTTTGCTCGCTTCTGTTGGGTTCGCCGATACGAACTGACCCCATCTAAAAAGTCTACATGGGAGGAGCGGTTTGAAGAGATGGAGGGGATTAGTTTATCAAGGTATGCAGGGGAACGCATGAGAGAACGCAGCCGGAAGGAAAAGCAATTATCCCGTAGTAAGTAGCCTGCCCATCATTCTCACCTAGAGAGTCAAGGCGATCAAGAGTTGTTGCAATCTTTGTAGTGTCTTCATCTTGCGACACCAGCCAACCCACCGACTCCATGACCGGACACTCTACCTTGTCGGCGGTAGTCCAGTCTGAATACTGGATGATATCCCTCCAAGTAATTCTTACTAGCGTTTCTTCTTTACCCTCTGTAGCGGCCCCGGTATGATCCACCCGATCACCATTGGAAGCAACAGAGCTAAGCCTAATAGCCATCCGCCCATTTCCAGCAATTTACCAAGCAGTGTGAAGAAATTATCAGGCGCTTGCTGAACAACGGTGTCTGCGGTGACAGCAATTGGCTCACCCTTAACGGGCTTTTCCGCACTCAAAGCAGAGACAGTCGCAGCCGTCAGGCCCGACGCTATTGTCGGTACAATCACACCCCCCGGTAAGACACTCGTTACACCAGCAGCTACGGAAGTCAGCGCCCCGACCTTCAGACTGTTTTTTAATTTTGGCAAACTGCATCCTGCGATACTCAGTGAGAAAAGGACTAGCCAAAGAGATACATAACGGCGATGAGAATTACGACGGCCCATAAAGGTTTCTCCTCAATGTGTTTCCAGATGGTCTTAATTATATTCATATTGTCTCCATTAAAGTGTGAATGATGAACCGCAACCGCAGGAAGATGCTCCCGTAGGTGGGGTGAATTTGAAGGATGGGGCGAATGGATCGTCGTTCCAATCCATGACTGCATCTCCAAGTAAGTCAAGGGAATGGGCATCAGAGTAGATAGTATCTGTGATCAGAGTCGCATCCGTTGGCAACTCTCCAGTACCGGATAGCTTTATTTTGTAGCCTGAACATCCGCCACCTTCGAGATGGATACCTAAGAATCCTTCTCCATTTATTACTTGATCTACTTTTGTTTTTGCCGCCTCTGTTATCGTCATGGTTCACAGCATACCCATTTCTAGTTTAGTGTGTGTTGGAATCATGTCTGGCCCCCATTGAGGATCAAAGGTCATCTCAACATCGTAACTATCTACACCGGGAACTTTACAGGAGTCCATTACCTGATGGTACAGTTCATCTCCTACAGGACAGAACGGAGAGGTAAGTGTCATCAGAACCTTACAAAATCCCGCATCTAAATCTATGTCATAGATTAAACCAAGGTCATAGATGTTAGTGAATATCTCTGGATCATATACCTTTCTAAGATTACCCACTATCTGATCTATTGTAGGGTTTGTATCCTTAACGTATTTCTCAACGTGCATCTAGTTGCCATACCCACTAGACCCGCTAGTATCACGTTGAGCCATCCACTCAAATATCTTTTCGTGCTGAGTCATTATCTCACGATCTACTCCTCTTAATGTTGAAATCTCTTTTCTTAGTTCTTCCACCTTAAAACCAAGAACATCTAACCCAGATGTCTCTTCCATACCCGCAGCCTGTACATTGGCAACACGCTCAACTTCTGACGATAACGACGAAGCCCACCATATAGCCCCGCCTGTTTGGGCGACCAAGAATAGTATTGCACCAAAGAATTTAGCATCTATGTTCATCTTTTAGAGAGAACCTCATGTAGATTTTTAATCTTATCGGAGACTGTGCCAGTTAGAACCCAAGGACACAGACCATGTATCAAGGCAACAGCAGATAGTATGAAAAGTACAGCGCAAAGATAGACAGTAAAGCGTAGATGCTGAACATAAGATTCCTCAACAAAGTTTAAGTGGTGGCATTTCATCTGAAGATGTACCATAGAAGGCCAGTGAGCGCAGCAATATCTACACAAATAGACCAGCACAAGTATGCTTTAAGAGCGTACCTCTTCCACTCAACGTGCCTTCTGATATACTGGGTTGGGTAAAACCATTGCATCTAACTTTTCCTCTAGTCTAATCAGGTGATCCATGATCTCCCCGAACTGGTCATCTGTTCTAGCAACCACCCTCTCTAATCTATTCTCAACATTCTCTAATTGAAATGCCTGTATCGCTACGCTCTCCCTTAGATCATAGATGAATGTGAACCCACCGATAATCAAACCTACAGTGGCTACTACATGGCCTACTGATAGGCTCTTATTCAGTTGGGTTCCATTGCTCATAATTCTAGTTTCTCCGACTCATCTCCGGGTTGTATTATATCCCACACAGTTCCACCTGTGATGGCGCAGACTATCATTGCCCCCTCATGCTGATGGAAACTTAGGAATGTCCAAGATGGTTTAACAGGGTTATACATAATGGCTGAAAATGATGTTTCACTGACCCATCCCTTGCCAATAGGGTACTCACCCAACACCTCCTGATGGTATGTAATTGCCTCTTCGACACTGTTATCTCCACCCCAACATACTGCTTTAATGGGAAATTCTGACGGGAACATTCTTGCTGATGCAGCCAGTGGTAACAACAGTAACAACACTAATAGTTTTTTCATTTTCCTTCCATTACTCTAGTCATGTCTCGCATGGCTCTCTTGATCTCCTCCATCGTATCTACTTTTCCAGACATTGCTGCTTTACGCAAGAGGTTCATCAGTTCCCTGTAGTCCTTAAATCTTTTTAGGGTTTCCCACTTCTTGGCGTCTTCCTTTACTTCGTAGGGTCGCAGACCCACAAGGTATTGGAGCAACCTCATTGACATAGGCTGATCTATTCTGGATTCTCTAGTCGCGCCTGCCCATGACTTGGTTCTTTCCGGCACAGCACCTTCGGTTCTGGTAGCCTCACCGAACATCCCCTTCGGGTTAAGCCTGTCCAGTTCAGCAAACATAATAAGATTCTGGGCTAACTTAGCCAGATGCACGGGCATTCTAACTCCAACGAAGTCCACCTTCTGGTTGGGGTAATCCTGTATATCCCTACGTCTGTAGATGTCGTAGTTAAGACCCCACTCCACCA